TATGGTGCTATGGCCACAAGCGCCGGCTGGCATATACTCAGCTGGACTTGGTCGCCGGGATACCCGGACCCAGATCGTGTTCTGCGGTATCCAATCGACGTTCAACAAGCTACATTGGCTGGGAAACTTTGATTTGCTGATAGTGGATGAAGCACACCTTATTAGTCAAAATGCTACCACGATGTATGGCAGGTTTTTTGCCTCAGCGCGCGAGCGCGTGCCGGATTTGCGCATCGTTGGTCTTACCGCAAGCCCGTGGCGCCTCGATAGCGGGCGCCTCGACCGCGGCAAGGACGCCGTTTTTGAGAAGGTCGTCTATGAGATCAACGTCAAAGAGCTGATCGATCAGCAGTACCTATCTCCACTAATCAGCAAGGCAACTGTCACGGCGCTCGACGTAAGCGGAGTTCACAAGAGAGGTGGCGAATTCATTCCAGGTGAACTTGAGGCTGCAGTGGACCACGCACAGATTACCTCCGCAGCCGTCAAGGAGATTGTCCAATACGGCGAAGGACGCCGTTCGTGGCTTGTTTTTTGTACCGGTATTAGCCATGCCAATCATGTTCGTGAGGAGCTTTGCAATCTAGGCGTCGATGCTCACTGCGTATTTGGTGAAACGCCCAAAGCTGAGCGTGACCGGCTGGTAGAGTCTTTCAGGCGTGGCCGTCTTCGGTGTCTTGTTAATGTCGGCGTACTTGGAACAGGCTTCAATGTCCCGCAAATTGATCTGATCGCCTTGCTGAGGCCAACGGCAAGCGCCGGCCTTTTTCTCCAGCAGGTCGGCCGCGGTTTTCGCAAAGCGCCTGGGAAACGGAATTGTTTGATTCTCGACTTCGCGCGTAACACCGAACGTCATGGACCAATCGATACCATCACCGCTAATACTGCGTCACGCGAAAGAGGAGATGGCGAGCCTCTCACCAAGATCTGTCCGGAATGCCAGTCCATCATATCATTGTCCTGCCAGCAGTGCCCTGATTGCGGTTATAAATTTTCACATAATTCAACAACTCATGAAGCTGTCGCCGATTGCACGCACCACATACTCTCGCAATCTGTCTGGTTAGATGTACATGGAATGTCCTGTTACAAGCACACCAAGATCGGCTCACCGCCGAGCTTGCGAGTAGAATACGACTGCGGCAGCTTGCTGGTACACCGTGAATGGGTCTGCTTGGAGCATAGTGGTTATCCTCGCTCCAAGGCTGAATCCTGGTGGCAACGAGCAGGCGGTGGCCGGCCACCTCGTGATGTTACCGAGGCGCTGAAACGCAAGGACGAACTGGTCATGCCTGCGCAAATCAAAGTAAGACAAGTCGGCAAATATTTTGAAATTGAGGCAAGAAAATACAGTAATGAATTATTATAATGAGATCGATCCGTACGCAGCACAGTGGCTGCGTAATCTGATCGAGGCTGGGCACATACCGAAAGGTCATGTGGATGATCGCAGCATCGTAGATGTGAAACCGGAAGACCTCAATGGCTATACGCAATGCCACTTCTTTGCCGGAATCGCTGGGTGGTCCCTCGCACTCAAACTCGCTGGATGGTCCAACGACCGACCTGTTTGGACCGGCAGTTGTCCCTGCCAGCCATTTAGTAACGCAGGCCAGCGAAAAGGTACTAAGGACAAGCGCCACCTCTGGCCTTTTTGGTTCCTACTTATCAAAAAGTGCCGACCTGGAGTCATTTTTGGTGAACAGGTTGAAGCAGCAATTGGACAAGGATGGCTCGATGCTGTTTTCGATGATCTGGAGAGCGAGGATTACGCCTGTGGGACGACCGTACTACCAGCTTGTGCCGTTAGCGCGCCGCACATCCGGCAGCGATTGTGGTTCGTGGCCGACGCCGCGGGCGAACGAGAACGTGCAAACGGACTTGGACAAGATCGTAGAGACGGGCAGTTCATGGATTGGGCAGGGACGCGGAGCGACTGTGGCGACGATGGCACGTCTGGCGAGCTGGCCGACCGCGACAGTTCACGATGCGGAGCGCAGCGGACAAGCGAAGCGGGCGATGCGCGAGACGCGTCACGGATCGAACTTGCAGGATTTCGCGCTACTGGCGAGTTGGCCAACGACAGCGGCGACGGATTACAAGATGGCTGGATCAGCCGGGAGCAATTGGAAACGCCATCGGCCGGAAACGAGCGGAATGCGGCTAAACGATCACGTTGTCCACCGTGGTCCGATTGCGACTGGCTCCCCTGCATCGATGGAAAAGCGCGGCCAGTTGAACCCGGCACATTCCCGCTGGCTCATGGGGTATCCCAAAGAGTGGGACGACTGCGCGCCTACGGCAACGCAATCGTCCCGCAATGCGCGCAAGCGTTCATTAAAGCGTACATGAATGCTGTACGAGACACTGATCATGGTGTGACAGATCGGCAAATATTTCGAGATTGAGGCAAGGCGCTATGAATAATCTCACCTATACGGTCGCCAAGAAGCGTGTGAAACCCAGCGCCGCTTTGCGACCGTCGAGCCCGGCCAACGAGCGGATGAAACCCAACGAACGATTGCCGGGCTCGCCTTTTACTTATACGGTCGCCACCTTACTGGTGAAACCCATCGCGCCGTTGCGACCGTCGAGCCCGGCCACAGCAGCCGTGAAAACCAAGCTTGCGTTGCCGGGCTCACCTACCCTTTGGCAACTTTCACATCGTGCTGATCCTGTTAGGAACTATGCTTCTTGCTTTTTTTCTTGCTTTTTTCATTTTCTAGCTTATTTAGTGGATCTTACGAGCTATGAGAGAGAACTAAAAATGTCAGAAGCATACGGTCGCCAAAATTTCGCTGAAACCCAGGATATGCGTGCGACCGTCGAGCCCGGCCAAAATTGCGCTGAAACCCACGTGCATGGTGCCGGGCTCCCTTTATTCAGAAACGGTCGCCATCGAAGTAGTGAAACCCAACTTAGAATTGCGACCGTCGAGCCCGGCCAGCGAGCCATTGAAACCCACAGACGCGATACCGGGCTCACTTTTATTGAAAACGGTCGCCAAAACGGCAGTGAAATCCACGACAGTTCTGCGACCGTTGAGCCCGGCCAAGAATGTCATGAAACCCAACGGTTGGGTGCCGGGCTCACCTTTTTCCACGAATACGGTCGCCATTGGGCATGTGAAATCCAGGAGACCATTGCGACCGTCGAGCCCGGCTATTTTGGTATTGAAACCCACAGCGAGGGTGCCGGGCTCACTTTTTTTAACTTGAACCAACGAGGTGACCAAAATGAACGACTTGATCGAGCCTATCGGAAAAATCCGCAGCTATCATCGCCGCCGTAGGTTTGCGATGAAGATTCAACAAAAGCTTGACCGCGCCTTGGAGAGTTTCATTCGAATCAACATGACTTCGTGGCACCCTGACTTACCCGAGGCTGAGCGCAAGAAAATCAACGCGCAGGTTGTCACCATGATCAACAAAGTTCGGAATGGCGACGAAAGTGAAGCTCTTGCTGGGCTCGTTCCATTCGTCATGACCAGCGATCGCGCGCGCGCGCCTGCGGACGAAATGCGCGCCGAGGCAGAAGCAGCAATGGAGCAAGTCGCTAGTGAACTTCCGGTCTACCCATGGGTCAAATCTATCCGCGGCGCCGGCGCCCTCGGTCTTGCGACGATTATCGCGGAAGCTGGGCACTTGTCCGGTTATGCAAACGTCGCGAAGCTCTGGAAACGTCTCGGGTATGCACCATACGAAGGCTTCGCGGGCTCGACTTGGAAAAGAGACAGCTGGCGACCTCGGGCTTTGACAAAAGACGAGTGGATCGCCAATCCTTTCAAGGGCGAACGTTATGCGCTGACGGCGCAGATTGCGACGTGGTTGGTGAATGCGCAGACCAAGAGCAAAACGAAGACCGAAAGCGGCGAGACTGAAGGAACCGGTCCCTATGGCGCCATCTACGTGAAGCGTCGTGCCGCCTGCGTTGTCTCGCACCCAGATTGGACGGACGGTCATCGCCGCTCCGACGCGCTGCGCATCGCAATGAAGGAATTCCTCAAACATCTATTCCTCGAATGGCACCGATTGAATCCTTACGAGGAACGATTTGACGCCACTCAGGAAACGAAAACGGTCGCCACCGCTGCAGTGAAACCTAGCGAACCCTTGCGACCGTCGAGCCCGGCCAGCGAGGTCGTGAAACCCGTGGCTGCGTTGCCGGGCTCACCTTCTCCACCGAACACGGTCGCCAAGAAGCGCGTGAAACCCAGCGCCGCTTTGCGACCGTCGGGCCCGGCTAAGAAAGGACTGAAACCCACGATGCCCTTGCCGGGCTCATCAATTCCGCCACCAACCTGAAGGAAAACCCAATACGGTCGCCAATTGGAGCGTGAAATCCATGTTTTCGCTGCGACCGTCGAGCCCGGCCAGTGGCCATGTGAAACCCAGTGGATAGCTGCCGGGCTCACCCAATTCACGAAAACGGTCGCCATCAGATCAATGAAACCCATTGACGGTTTGCGACCGTCGAGCCCGGTCAATTCGATCATGAAACCCAGGACCGTCGTGCCGGGCTCACCTATCCTCATCTAACATAAAGGAGCCACCGATGAAAATTGACCCTCGCCTCTCGACTCTTGCCAAAGAAAAGCTTGCTGCCGCCAAAGGTGACATTGACAAGGCAGCGCTTGCAATCGACCGAGAACTCGCAAGCAAGACGTATCTGCGTATCGCGCTTATTAGTTGGCTGCTGAACGAAATCAGCGTAGCCACTGACGCTAAGCCCGCCAAGCCAGCAAGCGTCGAGGCCAAGGAGACGCCCGCGGAGATCAAAGCGCGCCGGAAAACCGGTACTCACCGGAAACCTTCCGGCATGCCATCGTCATCTCAGAAGGCTAGCGCCGTAGCCGCCATGACAGAGCTTTCGCTCGGCGTCTTTAACCGCAAGCTCCGCGGCGGCCATCCTTTGCGAACCATTAAAGTTCGCGAGTTGCGCGCGATAGTGCATGACTCGGGCCATGCCGCCGGCAGTTTCATCAACCGCGGTTATGAGGACGCTGTCGATGCGATACTGTGCCGAAAACTGGCCGATCACTGCGTCACGTCAGATCCTGATCTTACTGTTCCGGATATTGTCAAAGAGGAGGTCGCGGCACGCTACTTCCAAGAATCCAAGATCGAGGCAGCGCGGTTTATTCAAAATGCCGCGGCACGGATTGCCAATGATCTGAGCAACCCGCCGCCGATTGAGGATGCAGCCTGACAATACAATACGGTCGCCAGTGGATGGATGAAACCCATCATGAGATTGCGACCGTCGAGCCCGGCCACGTCCGTCGTGAAACCCAATGGCTCGTTGCCGGGTTCACTCATAACCAAAATGGTCGCCAAGTCTGGATTGAAACCCAGTCATGCCGTGCGACCGTCGAGTCCGGCCACGATACCCTTGAAACCCATTGAGCTGTTGCCGGGCTCACCCACCTTCTTTGAGGCAACGCTGAATGAGCAGCTTTCCCAATAGCCACGTTTTTGCTGGCCTTGAGCAAGGCGGCTATGGCGCCATATTGTGTGATCCGCCATGGAACTACAAGACATGGTCCATAAACGGTACTTGGCGTTCAGCACAACAGCATTATGATGTAATGCCAACAGAGGAAATAGCAGCATTGCCAGTGAATGAACTAGCTGCAGATGATTGCGCGCTTTTCCTCTGGGTAACATGGCCATTTCTATCAGAAGCCCTTGAATTGATAAAGAGTTGGTCATTTGTCTACAAGACATGCGCTTTTGACTGGATGAAAGCGGACAACACTCAGCCAAGCCTGTTCCAGGAAAGCTTGCCAGCACAAATTGGCCTAGGCTATTGGACACGATCCAACTCGGAGCCTTGCCTGCTCGCAACCAGAGGCAAGCCAAAGCGCTTGAATGCTGATGTCCGGATGGGTATTATTGAACCACGCCGCGAGCATTCCCGCAAGCCGGACTGCACTCACGAACGCATCGAACGTCTGGTTGCCGGACCTTATCTCGAAATGTTCGCAAGAAGATCGGCGCGGCCCGGATGGTCGTTCTGGGGAAAAGAAACGGGAAAGTTTAAATGAGAGAATCAAAAATCAATGTCTTAAAAGCTCCAAATGAATACGGTCGCCATTACGCGCATGAAACCCAGGAAACCTTTGCGACCGTCGAGCCCGGCCAACGTCGGCGTGAAACCCATTCCGCATTTGCCGGGCTCACCCACCCTCTTCATTGAATATGGTTGCTAGCAAGTCTGGGAGGACTAAATGAAATGGCCTGACAGCAATCTTGCTTACGCACAGGGGGTTCGCGACGGCTGGTCAGGAAGTCACGATACTATAGTCGAGAATTTCAATCAGGTTTACGAGCTTGGTTTTATCCTTGGCTGGAATGAGAGAAAGCGCCTAGAGCCGCTACATATAGCGGTAGAGAAGGGAGATTCGCGCTAGGGCTGGCGTCTTGCCCTTAAAAAGCAAAGGCTTAAGCTAAGCTTTAAGGCAAATGCGCTTATTTGCCTTGCTTGGACCAAAGAGGGACAGCAAGTTCGCGACTTGTTTCCCTTTTTCCCCTCAAAGGGATTACCTCTGCGGTCTTTTTCTCCTGAAAGGAGGGGTTGAATGTCAACGCTTGAATATCATCCCATATCAAAAATCTTTCCTTTGCTTGACACCAAAGACCTCGATGCCTTGATAAAAGACATCAAGGCAAACGGGCTCCATGAGCCGATTTGGCTGTTCGAGAAGAAAATACTGGATGGTCGCAATCGATACTTGGCCTGCCGATCGGCTAAGGTAGAAATCAGAACAAGAGAATTTCGCGGCAAAGACCCTGTGGCTTTCTGCATCAGTCTCAATCTTCATCGTCGCCATTTGAATGAAAGCCAGCGATCAATGGTGGCGGACCGGCTGGCAACGTTGCCGAGCGGTGTCCGGTCGGATCGTCAAGGTGCGCAAATTTGCGCACCTACCCAGGAGGACGCTGCCAAGATGCTCAACGTCAGTCGGCGGAATGTGCAGCATGCGCGCACTGTGCGCGAAGCTAGTATGCCGGAACTGACTCATGCTGTTGATAATGGTAAACTCAAGGTTTCAACAGCTGTCAACCTCGTGAAAACAGGCAAGGACTTCACACAAGCTGTGCTTACTAAGGTGCAGCAAGATAGTGCTACCGTCAAGAATGCTATGAAAGCTGTAAAAGAGGAGCAAAATGCTGTCTTAGCCAAGAAAATCAAGACAGCTAAATTAGATCGCTATCACTTATTTCACGCTTCCTGTGAAGTGCTGCTCGAACAAGAAGCCGAGCGCTTTGATTGGATTATTACGGATCCTCCCTATCCAAAAGAATTTCTGCCTGCCTTCGATCTACTTGGAAAAGTTGCTGCGCATACATTAAAACCCGGCGGTTCGTTGCTTTGTATGGCCGGACAATCTTACTTACCTGCTGTCATGGCGTCCTTATCTACATATCTCAATTATTGCTGGGTGCTTGCCTACCTAACTCCTGGTGGCCAATCGGTGCAGATATTCCCACGCAAAGTCAATACCTTCTGGAAACCTGTTTTGTGGTTTGTCAAAGGAGCTTGCAACGCAAAAGAGTGGATTGGCGATGTAACCAGAAGCGACATCAACGACAACGACAAGCGTTATCATGACTGGGGTCAATCTGAAAGCGGCATGCATGATCTTGTAAAGCGCTTCGTAAGACCGGGACATACAATTCTTGATCCATTTGTGGGCGCAGGAACAACTGGTGTTGCAGTATTGAGAGAAGGCGGCCTGTTTACTGGATATGATATTGACAAGAGCGCAATTGATCAAAGCACAGTGCGGTTGGAAAAGGAGAATGAAAAATGAAATTGGAGTGGGAGGTACCTAGAGAGCGTCAAGGATATCGTGATCTAGGATGGAGCCTGCGGCAGCGTTTGTATGGCTACAATACGCCTTTTTGCAACATCGATTGCGCTGCCTACAGCAATCATACATTGAAAGCGCTGATTGAGGACAAGCACGAAAATGAAGGTGCTTCGGACGTTACTGCACGCGTTCTCGGCAATTTTCAATATCTTCCTACCTTCATGCGATATCACACGCATGATTTCAGTCAAATGATGGTCATACCATTAAATGAACTCGGCAATAGCGCCGTTGAACCAAATGGTGGCTGGAAAGTGTGGCATTCCGAGATAGATCATTTCCTCTGGAGTCGTCAAATCCGTGGTATTAAAGGAGAAACAGCCGACTTTGCTCAGCGCATCATGGATAAATGCCGTGAAAACGCATGCGACAAGCCGCTTAAGCGTGCTGTCATCCTTACTAATATGGATAATCAACATACTATTGACAAGGACATAGGTAATCTCAGCGAGGAAGATGCTGAACGTATACAGGCCGCCCTTGATAAACGAAAGAAAGCGTGCGGAACCGCTATATGTAGAGGTAGAAAGGAAAGTGCTAGCTAACCCTAGTGTCTTGCCCTCGAAAAGGAAAAGCTTAAGCTAAAAGATTCCGGGGACAGCGACCGGCCAGTCGTTGCACGTGCTCCTACACGTGCTAACTCGGAATCTCCTTCTCCTAATATGGCCTAGGAGGGCCTTCATGATGAATAATGAACAATATCAGAAATACCTTTGCTCGCGCGAGTGGGGTCTTCGACGCGAAGCGGTAACTCAACGCTCAGGCGGCATTTGCGAGCGCTGCCGGGTCAATAAAGCTAGAGCGGTTCACCATAAGACCTATGAGCGCATCTATAATGAGCTGCTAACTGATCTTATTCATTTGTGCGGAGCTTGCCATGATTTTCAGCATGGCAGGTCAAATGTTGATCCAGCAGATAAATTTAGTGAAATTGTTAATATTAATGAAAATCAGTTGCTACTTTGTCCTAATTGTGGTGGTGAGTATATACATCATATGGAAATTACTTCATATGATCGAAAAGAAGATGATGTGCATACCTTAAAAACACAAATTATAGGTTTTGATCATCCAGACAATGGTCCAATGGACCCAATAAAGGAAGACTTTTCCTCTGTTGTTTCCAATATTGTCGAATCCTCTGGTGAAAATCCCAGCTCACGAAGATCAGGTTTGGTTGTTTCTTTTTATTGCGAACTTTGTCCTGCTCTTACTGAATTAACCATAGCACAACACAAAGGGTTGACACAGGTGCAATGGCGCAAAAAGAAATGACAGGTTTTTTATGTCCGATGTCAAGCCATGGCAAAACCGTAATGATTTGCTTCATCAAGCCTTAGCCAAGGCTGAGCAAGGCCTTCCGGTTTTTCCCTGCAATGCAATAAAAGAACCTTGCTCATTGCATGGTTTCTATGACGCCAGTACCGATCCCGAAGAGATAAAAGAACTCTGGGCGCACCCTACAAAGCCGGTGGCCATGATTGCCATGCCGACCGGAATGGCAAGCAAGCGTCTTGTCATCGACCTGGATCGCAAGCCAGGAAAAGCAGATGGTGTAATTGAATGGCCGAAATTTCTTGCGGATAATGGAATTAGTGAGCTTCTTACCCATCAAACCCGAACACCCAGCACAGGCGAACATCTGACTTTTTCTTGCCAGGAGGATTTGCCGAGCTTGAAGCTCGGTAAGCTCTGGCCCGGCATCGAAGTCAAGGCAAACGGAAGCTACGTCATCATAGCTCCAAGCCCTGGCTATGTACGAATGAATAATCTAGAGCCTATACCAGTACCTCAATGGCTAATTAACTGCATCAAGACACTGCAAGCTCCGATCCAGGAAGAGATATATGATTCAACCGGAATACCAGACGAGCGTAAAGCTACATACGGAAAAGCCGCGCTTGAAGAAATAATCTCTAAGATCAAGGCTTTGGAAATAGGCCAGCGCAATACCGGAATAAATCTAGAGGCTTTTCGTATCGGTCGTCTATGCGGCGGTGGATGCCTGGATTTTGAGGAAGCCAAAGCGGCAATTATAGACGCAGCTACATCATTGGGATTAAAAACACGAGATAAGGTTTTCGGACCCAAAGGAACCATAGCGCGGGCTATGCGTAATGGAATGAAATCTCCAAAAGGTCCGCGTGATAATTTGGATGAAGTACCAAGCGATATCAGAGAATTTATAAAAAGCTGGACACCGGAAGATAATTTAGAACCTGAATCTGAACCCGATTCGGAGCCTGAAAGCGAAATACCAACAGAGCTTTTGGCAGTCCCCGGACTTGTGGGTGAAATAGCGCGGTTCATCGAGGATAGCGCATTACGGCCGCAACCAGCAATGGCACTTGCAGCCGGGTTGACTTTGGTAGGTACGGCCGCTGGACGCTGCATATTGGGTCCGACACGTTCTGGAACCGCCTTATATATCATATGCTTAGCTGGAACCGGAGTAGGCAAGGATCATCCACGCGATATGATTATTGAGATCATGAAAAAGGCCGAGATGAGCTACCATATCGGACCAGAACAGTTCATGTCGATGCCGGCCATGATCAATTATATGAAGCGGCAACCACTATCGCTCTGTGTTCAGGATGAGTTTGGATCATACCTCAAGCGCATCAATAGCAAAAGTGCATCCGGGTTTGAGCATACTTTGATTGCGACTATGCAAAAGGCATGGTCCTCTACATCCTCGACCCTGATGACACCTGAATGGGCGCAAACGCCCAGCGAAATGATATGCGCGCCATCGATGTCAATGCTGTGCTTTTCGACACCAGACCAGTTTTTTGAGGCAATGCAGAGCAAGGATATCATTAGCGGATACCTCAACCGTAATATAGTGCTGGAGACATTGTCTCGCCCACCGGAACAGAAGCCTTTGGCGGACAAAACCAAGATACCATCCTCTATTACCAGAAAGTTGATGAATATCTATCAGCGACGCAATGCAGGAGGCAACGCCGGGTTTTTATCTACCGCATCACCGGATTTTATGTGTTTGAACATAGAGCCGGCAGCGGAAGCGCTGCGTACAACATTTGTGCGCAAGGTAGATAGAATTGATGACGATCTTGCACGAGACCTGATGGTTCGGACGCCAGAAATTGCTATTCGTCTGGCAACTATCGTAACCGTAGGATTAGGGCTTGATTGCATCCATGCCGCAGAGATGAAATGGGCCATAGCGTTCGCCGAATGGACTGGAGAAAGATTGGTCGATTTAGCTCGCAGCCACATTGCTGATTCTGAAAATCAAGCTGTGGCGAATGAAATCATGCGTATTGTCAAGAGGAAGGCTACTAAAGCGAATCCATGGGTCAAGCAAGTCATTATTTCGCAGGCACTTAAGCATAAATATAAGCGACGTGATCTAGAGGATATTTATAAGGGCCTACGTGAAGCCGAGAGTTTGGCTTTTTATGCCAAGGTGCCTCCTGGGGGAGGCCCTATATCGATTTGGTACGCCATGCCGGGGGTACCTCGGCCGAACGTTTAAGCAATTCTTCCTCCTTTTTTCCCACAAAAAAGCCGTTTTAGCAATTGTGGCAAATTTTGGCCACACATCGCTATAGCGGTTCTAGCAACGTTCTAGCTAGTGGTTTTTGCTAGACCGTTTTTGCTGTAAGTGCTTGATATTATTGTATATTATATATATTATATATTATATATATACCATTATAGGCATTCTAGCCTCCTCCCTCATAGTGTTCTACTTATGTTCTATCTTATAGGGGGTGGGAAGGGGGGGCATGGCTAAATCGCTAGAACGTTTAAAACGCCGCCCGCTGGCGCGATTCGTCCTCGAAAGGCCCTAGGGTAGCCCTAGCCTCGATCAAGCCTATAGGCGGCGCGCGTACGGGCGTGGCAGGGCTTGCTATTGCACGGCATAGCGCGTATGGTGCTTGCCTACATGCCGACACAACGCTGGATAGTGGCAATCACACAGCCCAACCGCGAACGCTGGGCGCTGGAAAATATTGACCGGCAAAATTACGAGTTTTATCTGCCTCGTGTCGCCGAGCGCGTCCGGGCGGCTCGACGCATCAGCGAATTCCGTACTCGGCCCTTGTTTCCAAGGCACATTTTTGTCCGTATTGTCGATAGATGGCATTCGCTGCTCAGCACACACGGTGTGCGCGGTGTGATCATGTTCGGAGAAAACTTAGCCGTCGTGCCGGAAAAAGACATCCAGCGCATTCGAGCAATGGAAGATGAGAAAGGTCTGGTAGTCTTGCCGCAATTACGTAAAGGGCAAAAAGTGC